AATGCCGCTGACAGTGCTGCGTGAAGCCGTCCGGTGCGCCGCCGCGACGGGCGCGAAGTCCCCGATGGCGTATGTGCTGACACTCCTGCAAGACTGGCACTATGCGGGCGTTCGGACGGCGGATGATGTGGGCGAATATGCCTATCTGCGCGACGTGGTGGAGGGCAGGCAGCCCGGCAACCGCGAAAAAGCACAGCAGGCGCTGGCACAGATGCGCCTCCGCCATCAGCAGATGCCGGAGGGCAGCGAGGAAGGGGCGGACGGCTGATGCAAGCAAGCGACATGACAACGGAGCAGCTGATTCGCTACTTCCGGTGCATGGGCAGCGCGAACGCGGTCTGCCGCGAGCATCAGCGCTGCCAGGACTGCCCGTATTACGTTCCGCAGAGCTACAACGTGCGCTTCCGTGACGCGGCGATGGAAATTGCCAATCGGCTGGAAGCAGCACTGAACCGTGGAGGACAAGCAACATGAGCAACCAATCCCCCTGCACCGACCCGCTCTACCCCTGCACGGCGCTGACGCTGGCAGAAAAGAGTGCCGCGCTGGAGCAGCTGACGTGGCTCCGCAAGCATATGCTGGCGGTGAATTTCCACGAATACGAGGCGGTGGACGCGGCAATCCGCGCCCTGCGCAAGGCGACGACGGTGGATGACTGCCGGGTGCGCCGCATTCCTGTGTACGGCATGGGGCAAGCGAGGGACGCGGCGTATTCCCAGCGTGGCGACGACTATCTGCTCGAAGCCCAGCGCGTCGCGGGAGAGAATCCGCCGAATGCGTCAGATATGCCGGAGAACGCCCCGAAGAATCCGCCGGAGACGGTGGAGAATGCCGAAAATTCGCCGAAGGTGCCGCCGAAAAAGCGAAATGGCGGCTGGCGGTGCTGACAGGCGATTCAGGAGGGGCGGACGATGCGGGCAAAAGAGTATCTGTCGCAGGTGCGTTTTCTCGACGAGCGAATCACCTGCAAGCTGGCGGACGCGGCGCGATTGCAGGACATGGCGACGCGCATCACGCCCATCCTGCGGGAAGACGGCGCATCCGGGGGCGGCGGCGTGCCGGATCGTCTGGCGGACGCGGTGGCGAAAATCGTCGACCTGAAAGCCGAAATCAACCGGGACATCGACCGCTTGGTGGACAAGAAGCGCGACATTGCGGCGAAGCTGGGCAAATTGACCGACCGGCGGTATTACGCGGTGCTTTTCCGGCGGTATCTGCTGTTTGAGACGTTCGAGAAGATTTCCTGCGAGATGAACTACTCGTGGCGACACGTCTGCTCCCTGCACGGGCAGGCGCTGGAGGCGTTTCAAAAGGTGCTGGACGCGGAAAAAGACGCTTGATGCGGCGTGGAGGTGAGAAAAATGGCGATAATCGGCGTGCTGTGTCTGCTGGCGGCGGTGGTCTGCGCGGCTTGCACGATGGTATTTCAATCCACGCTCCCCACACGGGGAGCGACTATGGGTATACGACATTGGCAACAGTGTGTGATATTTTTCAATCCAGCCCCCACGCAGGGAGCAACCCGCGCTTACGCGCTTTCTTCCGTAGCCTTGCCGGAATCCGCGTGTTCTTCCAACTTGAGGGGAACTTTTCGCCCGGTGGAGGCTCACGGCACGAGCAAATCCACCGGGATTCCCAGCGCGGCGGCAACGGTGCGCATCCGCTCCAGCGGCACGGACTGCTTGCCGTACTCCCACAGCTGCACGACACGTTCAGCGCTTGCGCCGGTGTAGCCGCACATTTCACCAAGGGCGCGCTGGGTCAGTCCGCGCTCCTTGCGCTTGCTCTTGATGAGGGCAGGGATGCTTTCAACAGGGGGATTAGACGGGTTGTAGCACATGATGATGCTCCTTTCACTTTTTGTTCTGTGTCATTCTGATATGCGCGGCAGCCGCGAAGCAAATCACGGCAAGGACGCTGAAAACAACGGCGATACCAAGCAAGATTTGAACCATTGCAATTCCCGGTGGTCTGTGCTATAATCAGGGCGTGGAGGAGAGGGCGCGAACCCTCCCCTCCGGGAACTCACTTCAGGGCTTCAATCAACGCTGCGAGGGCCGTAACCAGCAACGCGATGCCGCTGAAGAGCTTCCCAAGCGCTTCAAGCCTTTCGGCTTGAGCGCTTTTCTTTTTGCCCTTCTTGCTCACCGGGCTTCACCTCCTTTCCTCTTCTATTATATCACAATAAGTTCATTGTGTCAATAAGCAAATCAAAGAAATTTTGCAATTTTTCATCACTTTTTCAGAAGCTCGCGCCCTGCTTTCCGAGCCGCTCACGGCATCACATCATAAAATATCATAGTATTTCATATTGCCCCCATGCTATACTACACATGGAAACCTCCAATCACCTCACCCGACGGACGCGCCAGTCTCCGCCGGGTATTTTTGTGCCCCAAATTCGCTGTGCCCCGCGTTTGGAGGCAAAATCCCCGCGTGTGGAGGCGCAATTCCTCATTCCGCATTCCAGAAAGGATGGTGGACTTGGCTGGACTGACCGAGAAACAGCGCCGCTTCTGCGACGAGTACCTGATTGACCTGAACGCGACGCAAGCCGCCATCCGCGCCGGATATTCCCCGAAAACGGCAGCGACAATTGCGGCAGAAAACCTCACAAAACCTAAGGTTGCTGAAAACATCAAAAAGCGCATGAACGAAAAGGAAGATGCGCTGATTGCCAAGCAGGACGAAGTGCTGAAATACCTGACGGCGGTGATGCGCCGGGAGATGAAGGAATTTGTCGTCGTGACGTGCATGGAGGAGAAGACGGAAGTCATCCCCGGCGAGGGCGGCAGCAAGCCCACCCGGCGCACGACGAAGAAGGAAGAACCGAAGGTCGTCGAGATTCCGGCGCGGCTGTGCGACGCGAACAAGGCGGCGGAGCTGCTGGGCAAGCGCTACGGGCTGTTCACGGACAGGGTGGATGTGTCGGGCAGCATGCCGGTGATTCTGGCGGGAGAGGATGCGCTTGACGACTAATCAGCCGCGAATCTACCTGCCGGATGTCGTCGGGCGCGGCTACGGCGCGTTCTGGCGCTTCACGGGGCGCTACCGCGTGTGCAAAGGCAGCCGCGCAAGCAAGAAAAGCACCACGACGGCGCTGAATTTCATCTACCGCATGATGAAGTACCCCGGCGCAAACCTGCTGGTCATCCGCAAAACGTACCGCACCTTGCGCGATAGCTGCTTCACACAGCTTCTCTGGGCGATTCACCGCCTGCAAGTGGAGGCGTTCTGGAGCTGGAAGGAAAGCCCGCTGGAAATCACCTACAAGCCGACTGGGCAGAAAATCTACTTTCGCGGCATGGATGATCCATTGAAATTGACCTCCATCACCGCGCAGAGCGGCGTGCTGTGCTGGGTGTGGATTGAAGAAGCCTACGAAATCATGAACGAGAGCGACTTCAACACGCTGGATGAATCCATCCGCGGCGAATGCGCACCGCCGCTGTTCAAGCAAATCACGCTGACGTTCAACCCGTGGAATCAGAAGCACTGGCTGAAAGCGCGCTTTTTTGACGTGCAAGACCCGGACATCCTCGCCATCACAACGAACTACCAGTGCAACGAGTGGCTGGACAAGCAGGATTTACGCCTATTTGAGCGGATGAAGGCGACGAACCCGCGCCGCTACGCCGTGGCTGGCTTAGGGAACTGGGGCATTGTGGAGGGACTCATTTACGAGCACTGGCGGGAATCTCCGTTCGACCCGGCGGAAATCAGCCGGACGCACACCCTTGAATCCGTGTTCGGCTTGGACTTCGGCTTCACCAACGACCCGACGGCGCTGTTCTGCGGATTGCTGGACATTCCGGCGCGCCGCCTGTACGTCTTTGACGAGCTGTACGAACGGGGGCTGACGAACGACATGATTGCCAAGCGCGTGACGGCGATGGGCTACGGCAAAGTGAACATCACCGCCGACGGCGCAGAGCCGAAATCCATTGCTGAGCTGCGCTGCATGGGCTTGCGCGTACACAGCGCGGCGAAAGGCGCGGACAGCATCCGCAGCGGCATCCAGTGGATTCAGAACCTCGAAATCATCATCCACCCGCGCTGCATAAACTTCCTGACGGAAATCAGCAACTACACATGGGACAAGGACAAGTTCGGCAAGATGCTCGATGGCCCCATTGACGACTTCAACCACCTGATGGACGCCATGCGCTATGCGCTGGAAAAATACATCATCAACAAGAAATGGACGTACTAACGAGAGGATGACACGAATGACAGACGGAGAAAGACTGACGGCGATTCTTGCGCAGTACGCAATCCCGTGCGAGAAGGTCAGCTTCCACGGCAAGCTGGACGCGCTGGCGGCAGGGCTGGGCATCCAGACGCAAGGGCGGCTGATGGGCGACGTGCTGGATGACATTGCCGCCAAGACGGGCGTGGAGCGCGACGACCGGCTCTATGGCGCGTTCATCCGCAAGCTGTACGAGGACGTGACCAGCGGCGAGGACGCGACGCTTTCCGGCAATCCGCTGACGCTGACGGAGTGCATCGGAGGGAAACCGCTTGGCGCACTGCATGTGTACGGCAAAAGCACGCAGAACGGCGTGCCGCTCCCGACCGCGCCCGTGCCGATTGTCAGCGCGGGCGACGGCGGAACGGTGACGGTCACGGTGTCGGACGGCGCGAACGAATCGCAGACGCTGACGCTGCAAACGCCGAACGCACTGTGCGGCATCCCGGTTGCATCCAGCGGCAATTACACGGATGAGAACGGGCAGCAGTGGGTCTGCGACGAGGTGGATTTGGCGCGCGGCGTGCGGGTGCAGCGTATCCGGAAAATCAAGGTAACATCGTCGCTCAATTGGCAGACGGCAGGGCGCGAGGTTGACCGCTACTTCGCTTGGTTCAACGGCGCATACACGTCGAACGTGCTCTGCACGCACTTTTCCACCGCTCTTGGCTCTGAAACGGTCGGCGGGGCGATTACCAATCATAATAACCTTGTCGGCTTTGCATTCGCCGAAAAAGGCACGACGACCCTCGATGACTTTAAGCAGTTTTTGGACGAGAATGACGTTTTTATTTGGGCTGCGCTTGCTACACCGGTGGAAACCGACATTTCTGCGGACGAAGTCGCAGCCTACAAGGCGCTGACTACCTATGCCCCGACGACCGTCATCAGCGTGAGCGGCGGCGCGGGGCTGGCGGCAACCTACAGGCACAGGAAAGCGGCGGAATGATAGCGTTCCGCCAAGAAAAAATCAAGACAATCGAAGAAATTCGCTAAAAGCACCCTGCACGCGCACGGTGCTTTTTTTGAACCCTCAATTCACCACCAAGGAGGCGCATCCCTATGTTATCCCCCGCGGAAATCCGCACATTCATCGACAGTGACAGCGCATCCACCCGCAAGCAGCTTGCGCGGCAGGGTCAGCGCTACTACGAGGGCGACCACGACATCCGCAATTACCGCCTGTTCTTCATCAACGCCGACGGCACGCCGCAGGAGGACAAAACCCGCTCGAACATCAAAATCAGCCACCCGTTCTTCACCGAGCTGGTAGACCAAGAGGCGCAGTACATGCTGTCCGGGCAGGAAGCGTTCGTGCGGTCGGACATTCCGGAACTTCAAGCGGCGCTCGAAGATTATTTCGACGAGAATTTCACCGCCGAACTCTACGAGGTCATCACGGGCACGGTGGCGAAGGGCTTCGAGTACATGTACGCCTACAAGGACGCGGACGGCCACACGCGCTTTCAGGCAGCGGACAGCCTCGGCGTGGTGGAAGTGCGGGCAAAGGACACCGACGACGGCTGCGAGTACGTCATCTACTGGTACATCGACCGCATCGGCAAGGACAACAAAGCCATCAAGCGCATTCAGGTGTGGGACAAAAAGCAGACGCACTTCTTCTGCCAGGTGAACGAGGGCGAGATTGTGCCGGATGAATCCGCACCGCTGAACCCGCGCCCGCACACCATCTGGCGCAAGCCCGGCGACGAAAGCACCTACTTTGACGGCTTCGGCTTCATCCCCTTCTTCCGCCTGGACAACGGGCAGAAGCAGTTTTCCGGCCTCAAAACCATCAAGGGGCTGATTGACGACTACGACCTCATGTCCTGCGGGCTATCCAACAACATTCAGGACGCGAACGAAGTCCTCTACGTTGTCAAGGGCTTCGAGGGCGACAACCTCGACGAGCTGATGACCAACATCCGGGCGAAAAAGCACATCGGCATCCCGGATTCCGGCGGCGACGTTGAGATTCGCACGATTGACATTCCCTATCAGGCGCGCCAGACGAAGCTGGAACTGGACGAAAAGAACATCTACCGCTTCGGCATGGGCTTCAACGCGGCGCAGGTCGGCGACGGCAACGTGACGAACATCGTCATCAAGAGCCGCTATGCGCTGCTTGACCTCAAGTGCAACAAGCTGGAAATCCGGCTGAAGCAGTTCATGCGCAAGCTGCTGAAAATCGTCTTGGCGGAAATCAACGAATCCGGCGGCACGGACTACCAAATGCAGGACGTGTATTTCGATTTCCAGCGCGAGGTGATGGCGAACGCGCTGGACAACGCGCAGATTGAGCTGACGGAGGCGCAGAAGCAGCAGGCGCAAGTTAACACGCTGCTGGCGCTTGCGGACGTGCTGGATGACGAAACGCTGCTGGAAAACATCTGCGACGTGCTGGAACTGGACTACAAGACGATTCGCGGGCGGACGAAATCAGGCGACGACACGGCGGATGTGGTGCTGGATGACGTTCCGGCGGAAGAGGATGACGCGGGGTGATGTGAATGCGCAAGAGCGAGAAGGAAGCCCTGCAAGCCATGCTGGATGATGAGCAGGAGACCATCAAGGCACTGGAAAAGGCGTACCAGCGGGCGATTCGGCGCATCGACAACCACATTCGCATCCTCGAAAGCGACGAAATGACGCAATCGAAGATTTACCAGAAGCGTTATCAGGAGGCGATGAAAGCCCAAATCAGCGCCGCGCTGGACGAACTGCACAAGAAAAGCAATCAGACCATCGAAGAATACCTGACGCGCAGCTACCAGCACGGCTACGTCGGCACAATGTACAGCCTGCACAAGCAGGGAATGCCGATTCTTGCGCCGATTGACCAGCGCGCCGTCACCCGCGCCGTCCGCACGGACAGCAAGCTCAGCGGGCGGCTGTACGGTGAACTCGGCGTGGATATGCAGAAGCTGAAGAAGACCATCCGCCGGGAGATTTCCATCGGCATCTCCATCGGCAGCGACTACAACATGATTGCACGTCAGGTGCAGATTTCTTCCGGCATTCCGCTCAAACGCGCGAAGACCATCGTCCGCACCGAAGGACACCGCATTCAGCAGCAATCCGCCGATGACGCACGCAACGCCGCCAAGGGTCAAGGCTGCCAAGTCGTCAAGCAGTGGGATGCAGTGCTGGACGGCAACACG